GACCAGAATTAACAACAGTAGTAATATAAGTGTTTGATGATGTAACAGTCAATGATTGACTAATTAAAGATACGCTACCTGTACCACTCGAGCCTGCTGTTGCCAAAGTTGAAGATACTGCTGTATTAGCTGCTGAAATTACACGACCAGTAGAATCAATATTTAATACTGGAATTTGTGTTGCGCCACCCCAATATCCAGCAGTTACACCTGATGCCGGCAAACGAGCAGCAGGCAATGTTCCTGTTGTTTGATAAGAAGAATTTCTTGCATTAGCATTAGCGTTATCAATATTAGATTGTAATGTTGCTGAATTGGAAGCTAATGTTAAATTTACATTGTTAATATTTGTGTTTGCTGTATTTGCAACACCTTGCAAATAAGATACTGCATTTGATGTAGCAATATTTTTTGAACCATAATTATAAGTGGTATCACTTACATATTCGTCAGTTAATATTCTGTAATAATTTCCATTATTGACATCATTTAACTCAAAGTACTGTTGTGGCTCATTCCAACGGAAAGAAGCATTTGCTGCTGATGGACGATACACATTAAAGTATGAACTGATTGGTGAACTAGCGTTAGCACTAAGAGTGAATGTATTTGTTGCATAAACTGTAGTACCAGTAATTACAAAATTGCCATTAACAGTTACAGAACCTGAAGTGTATAATGATTGGAATTGTCCATATACACCTGTAGCATTAAGTGTTGTTCCACTTAATGTTAGATTGGTACCATTAATTGCACCATTTGATGATAGAGAGTTTACATAAGCCGAACCAGCAGCATTCAATACACCACCTAAGAATGTGTAACCATTTGCATTAAGATTGCCTGTAAATGTATTACCACTAACATTTAATATTTTGGTGTTAATGGTGTTATTGGCATTAAATGTATTGGCAAATAATGAACCACTTACATTCAATAAAGAAGAAGTTAAGTTTGTAACATATCCTGTTGTGGATACATTTAATGAAGGAGTATTAATAGTTGTGTTGGCATTAAATGTATTAGCATATACAGTATTAGCATTCAACAATAAAGAAGTTAAGTTAGAAATATAACCAGATACAGACACATTTAATGAAGGAGTATTAATAGTTGTGTTTGCATTTATTACGTTTGATGTTACAGTAAGTGCAGTAGTAATATTATTTCCAGCAAATACGTTACCACTAAGATTTGTTTGTTGATAGACGTTTAAGTTGTTTGTTATTAAACCATTTCCGTTAATGGCCAAATTATAACCATTGAAGGAATTTGTGGCATTAAAATTAACAGCGTTGACATCTTTAGTAACATTAACATAATTTTGAGCAATTACGTTACCACCTACTGTGGTATCTAAAGAAATTGAAACTGTATTTGAAATTACGGTTGTGCCAGAAACACTTAATGTGTTTGCAATAACTGTATTGCCTGTTACTCTTAAATAACCATTCAATTGAGAATTGTTTAAAACGGCAAGACCTAAACCTGGACCATTGACACTCAACAATCCTCCAACAATCATTTGACCAGCGTTATTTAAACCTATTTGAGTATTTGAAAAATATACTTGGCCGTATTTGACTGTTAAATTGTTGTCAATAGATACGGAAGAACCAGGATTGGTAACACTTACCGTATTATAAAAATTAACAGGACCATTTGCTTGAAATGCGTTTGATGGGTCGGAAACAATCAATGTGCCAGTTGATTTGGTATAATTTTTTGCCGCTAAATTATTATTTTCACCAGCCAAATAATTAGTAGTAACTACCCAATCACCAAATGTATTAGCATACCCTAAAATAGAAACTGTATTAGCCATTTGTACCTTCTAAAAGTTTGAACAACAACTGTTTAATTTCACTCATATCGTTTTTTATGTTGTTGATTTCCGATTTAATTGTATTTATTTCTTCTTTTTGGCTGGCTGCAATTTTTCTTTTTAAATTATATTCTTCCAGTCCATTAATATCTTTATTAATGAGAGCCATTGTTTCCGTATCACGAACCAATTTTGTACCAGTAACTTGAACTAACATAATTATACCGTTGTATTAGTGTTTGGTGGTAAAGCCAAAGCACGAAGATCAGTTAAGTACGGAACAAAAGTACGATCCGAAGAAGTCAATACAACTTTAATTGCAAACTGACTAAAGGTAGTATATACTTGTCCTGTTGTACTTGTATAAGTTACAAAACCTTGATCTGAACCAGATGTACCAGGAGCAAAACTAAATTCAATCGTATTATCTCTTGTTTGTGAATAAGCAGCACCAGAATTGTTAATTTTGGTCATCAACTGCCATACACCATCTTCAAACTTTTGTGTGTCATTACGATTTAATATTTTGTAGTATACATTAATATCTGTATTGACTGGTCTGTAAGCAGTAAGATAAACATTCAAATCTCCAGAATCGTAACCTGGATCCAAAACAACTTTCTTAGTTACATATCGAGAAAGAGCATTACCGCCATTCTTGGATGTTTCTCCAGCAACTATAACGTTTGCACCTGAACCTGTGGCACTAGTAATTGTAATTGTTGGTGTTGATATGTAACCAGAACCTGGTGTAGTAATATAAACGGAAGTTACCACGCCATTAGCAACGTTTGCGGACGCATATGCTTGAATACCACCGTTTGCAGCAGTCGGAGCAGATACGGATACATTTGCTGAACCATAAGTATTACCTGAAGCACCGTTTGCATAACCTGTACCACCAGAAACTATTGTAATTAATGAGTTGGATAATTCACAATTGTTAATATTCCACTTAACGGCGTATACTGACAAACCAGCATCAGAAATAATTGGTGAAACTGCATTGTCATTTGTAGATAGTGATGCGTATACCGAGAATGACTGATTGGTGTTGGCCAAAATAATACGTTCACCATTTCCGTCATTCAGATAGATATCGTCTTGTGTTGCAGTACCAAATTTTCCAGGAAGAATATTATTTACTGGAGTACTTGAACCACTACCTGCATATGTTGAACTATAAGAATAATTGATACTTGTAGTTGTAGGCACAAAATCAGTTGTTGTAACGTTAAATGCGTCAACTAAAATATCTGTATTAGACGCATTAGTAATTGCAGTAGAAATATTATTTGCATTTAAATAATAATCCAAACTTTGGTCAACCAATGCACGTTGAGGTAATTTTTTAGGTAACACATATTGAATTGTTGGTGTGCTACTAGTGGAGAATACACAACGATTAATTGTAAACATTAAATCTTGATTTTGGTCAGCAGTCCATGTTTGTGAGTTTTGTGATAAAAATAAAGCTCCAACATATGGTGCGGAACCAATTTTGGTGATGTTTGATGGTGCAACATAAGATGATGAACTTGGCGGTATATTTGAAACCGAAGATGGTAATGCAGTATCTCCTTTAGATGCCGACCACAAAATATATTCGGTTGAAGCTGTTTTTAAGATAAAAGCATACAATACACCTGGTTGAATATAAACTGGAGCAGAAAATTTAAATACTGTTTGGCCAACCGAATCAATTGAATTTGGTTGTGTTGTTGTGGTTACCATGTCTGGAGTCAACGTAACAATAGAATGATCTAAAGTTTCTCCATTTGGATAACCATTTTGTGTACCAACAATTGATAATGTAACTGGTGTGGCGGATGTCAATGGTTTTGCTTCAAAAAATACAGTAATAGAACTTAAAAATAAACCATTTGGATAATTATCTTTTGGGAAGATAAATGTTTGTGCCACAGGATCCCATGGAGAAATATATGTTTGAACTGAGTTTGTTGATTGATAATTGGTCTGCGTAAATGTTCCTTTAGCGCCCGCAGGTGAAGCACCAAAATCTACTCCTTGAGAAACAGTATGTAACCCTTCAGAATAAAAAGTTCCTTCAGCTGTTGTAGTTGCTGCTCCGGTATTTCCATAAGAATTGTCTACACGGAACACACGTTGGCCGGTATGGAAATTATTTGCTGGCACATTAAAGATACCATATAGAGAACCATCTTCATTTGTGGTAAAAGTCCCAATTGAGTACACATCACCTATCGATGCGGTAAGACTTGAGGATAAAGTTGCCACTTTAGTTGATGTGTTGTAAGAAGTAATTGTTGCAGATTGTCCTATGCCTAATCCTGCACAAATATAAATGGTTTTAGTTGAGTAGATATCTGTTGATGATGCCAAAGGTGACAAAGTGATTTGATTACCACTTACATTGGTAACTCTACCGCCCCAATGGGTTGTTGATGAAACAGTACCACTACCAGTACTACTGGACGCTTGATAGTTTCCATTTGAATCAAAGAATCCGTTTTGAATTGTTCCGATTGTAGTATAGTTTGCAGTAGTCGTTGAACCATCAGCCGCAACATACAATCTTACTTGAGTGCCATTAGTTCCTGAATAAACATAAACACCTAATACCCGAGCCGTTGGTGTGAATATACTATTTGTATAATAACCAATTACGTCATCTTCATTAAATGTTCCTGTAACTCCTGTAAGTTCAATTATATTTGCTTTACGAACAAACTTATCAACATTTGTGTTATCAAAATAATTATTCACTAAGGTGTTTAACAACATTCCAGAAGAACGAACTACAATTTGTTGAGTTCTAATAAATGGTAATACAGAAATGTCAGTAATATATCCGTTATTTAATGAGTATGTGTTACCAATTTGGTCATATGGTCCTAAAACATTAGTTTGTGCTTGATTTGTTGTTGTATATGTTGATGTTTGTGTGTAACCAACATAGCCAAACGGACTTGGATTAATATTGTGCCCTTCTACATTATACGAAGTTGTATATGATGTACCAGAGATTGTTTTCCAATCGCCGGCAGTTAGCACATTGATATTACCGCTAGAACGGAATACTTGTAAATTAGGATCAGTAATTAACAAAGAAGGTGCAGCGGTGTTATCCACCCAATTATCCACATTTGGAGATAATGAAGTTATACCTGTTGAAATTGAAACAGCAAATGGATTAACATTGACTGTACGAGAAGCAAATTTTTGTGAAGCTGCTTCTGTTGTGCTATAAGGTAAACTAAAATAGTTAACGTAACCATCGGAATTAATTGTATAACCTAAATTCGACATTGCACTTTGCGAAATCAATCCCATATTATAAATTTGTGCCAAACTCTTTAATGGAAAATTTTGAACATTTTGTCCTGCTGTCATTTGACGAGTGCGGCGATTAATTGTTAAATTATAATCTGGATTTAATGTGTCTGCGGTTGCATAACTTGAAAAATCATCAACAAGAATACCATTTTTAAAACGATTGATTCCGTAAGCATCAGGAATTTGAAGGCTTGTTGCGCTTTGTTCCAAAGAATTCAATGATGTATAGTATTCAATTTGATTAATACGAGTTTCTAAACCAGCAATATCTTGCATGGTGTAACGTTTGTGTTTAACTTTTTGTACAGATAAATCTGGAACGACACCTGAAGGAGCTTCTGTTGGCACATAACCAGTATATGGTGTATGTGTTAAATTAGCAATTACTAATGCTCCGTCTGGCTCTGCGGGGAAAATAGGACTAAGTGAAGGATTTCCTTGAATAACTTGGAAGCTCCTATCTTTACTTAATACCAATTTATCTTTACGACCAAGATAATAAGAATAGGTGTTAGTTATGTAAGAACCATCTACCGGCAAATATATACTTGTTGAATAACCTAAACGATATGTAAAGGCTGTTTGAGCATTTAATCGAGAAGGTCTAAAATCCATTACATCACGCAATTGATATGTTGTTCCGTGACTGCTTGTAAAAGTAGGAATACTTTGATATGTATCTGGTTGAGATGACCCCGTATAAGACTGAACACTAAAATAACCATCGCCATCCGAATGTTGATAATAATTAAGTAATACAAATAAATTACCTTTGATTGTAGGAGCGCCAGTTTTTAATTGTAGAGATGCGTGATCATAAAATGAATCTCTTTGGCCACTATCAAATAAGAAATTAGACGTAACATCATAAGCAGGATTGTTTATCATTGCAACAGTCGGCCAAGCAGAAGGACTTTGCGTATCAATGATTTTAACAATACTTTTAACGTCAGACAGGTATAAACTTTGTTTGTTTCCTGGTGCAGGTAAAGCAGAATTTTGAACAAACACTTGGCCAAAAGATGTTAACGCAGTATTATCAACATATACTCCAGGAACAACGTTAGTATTTGAAGTATTAATTGCAATTGTATTGGCGGTAATTAAATTCTTACGTTTTAATAAATGTGTACCAGAATCATTTGCAGTTGCTGCCGTTAATTTTTCTAAAATGGATGCTGTAAATGTTCCACCACAATCAGCCGCAGTCACAGTTAATGTAGCTGTGTAACCGTTAATAGCATCCAAACCAATAGTTCTAGAAGCAAGTGTCCATGAAAGAACTTGACCAACATTATAAACACAGCCTGATCCAGTAGAAGTTACAACAATGTAAAAATTATTTTTAATTTGACTTGATGATAATGTTTGTCCTAAATTTCCAGGGTGTTGCAAATATGAAGGTACAGTTATTTGTGCACTATAAGAACCTGAACTGTATGAAAAGTTAACGCCAGTCCACAAATATTCTGTTATATAAGAGGTATTGCCTAGCACCGACACATAAGGATTTCCAATTTTAAACAACATTTCTGGAGCACCAGTACCAATTAATGTAGCGGTACCTGTTGAAATTCCGTTGGCCCTACTTCCAATATCAATAGCTGCAGAAGCAGTAATAGTTGCAGGATAAGAAGCTTTGTTAGCTCCAACAATAATTTCAGTATCTTTAATGTCAAAATTTAAAGAGAATATTGAAGATGTGTCTGGTGTAACTGTCCAGTTTTGATTAACTGTAGCTACTTTGGTTACGCCGTTATAAGCAACAATAGTTCTAAAATCGCCAGCATCTGTTCCAGTAGTAATTGAAATATTAACACCAATGTAAGCAGCGTTAGATGAAGAATATGTTGAAGGCAAGGTTACAGTATTAACTGTTGCGGCAACCACGTTTGCACTTGGTGAAGTAGTTTGAACATCATGAACATAAGCTCTATACACATAAGTATTGCTTTGTGAATCTACTAAATTATGATCATAAACCAATGAACGAATATAACCAGAACCCACTAATGTTGAAGAATATGATGCTGCGTTGGTTGTGCTAACATTTGATAATGTTACACAATGCAAATCAACGTTTGCAGTAGTTGTGCTATTAAAAATACCATTTGTACTATTGACATAAAAATAATTTCCGTAATCAACATATACTGAATTAGTATTTTGTGAAGCTATAGTTCTTGCTCGATTAGAAACTAAATTGGTTTGTGTTGTACTTTCTACACGATATCCGTGAACATACGCAACACCTTTACCAATTGACATAATGTAAGTATTATTTGAAGAATCGTTTACATTTGTTTTTGGAGTTAATTTAAAATCATTAACAACGTAATCACCATTAGTTTCATAATCACGCTTAGCAAAATAATCATCAATTACATTGTATACCGAACCATCAACTAATTTTGAAACTTCTCCGTTTTCAACACGAACCAATTCTATAAAGTTTTGGTCATCGCCAAAAGTTAATGGACGAGAATCTAATGTTAAACTAATTAAATACCTATCAGCTCCTGGTGCTTGATAATTTGATGCACCAACTGCAGGGTCTAATAAAGAAACATCATTAATATAATCAATAGTTGCTTCCGTAATAGTTAAACCAATACGAGTATTTGGAGTACTGCTATATTTACTTAAAACAATTGTTGAAGGTTGAACTTGTACAAAGTTGCCAAGAACATAAAAAACACCTTGAGAAATAGAAGCTACAGAAGAAAGTCCTGTTGAACCAGAAACAATTGTTTGAGCTTTTAATCCGGACTGAGCAGTATCAAATATTGTAGAATTGTCGCTAAATTGAGTACCTGAAAGATACGAAACAATTAAAGTTGGAGGATCATTACTAATTGGAGTAGAATAACCTATTACACGAGCTAAAACTGTACCTGTTGCATCTGTTATTAATTTATTAATAAATTGTGTTACATCAATATTGGCATTATTGTAAGTTGCTTGTAATTTTACATAAGAACAATTAAAATTGGTAGTTACTTGACCTCCAGTAACAGGAGAATTTTGCTTAAAAATATTATCAGCAAATTTGGTAATTTGGTCTTGAAGAATAGTTTGAGATTGAGTTAATTCTCTGGCCTGAACTGCAACTCCAGGTTTAAAAAGAATTCTATGAAAATTCTTTGTTTGATCAAAATCATCATAGTATGGACCAGCGTTAAAATTAAATGCCATTTTATTCCCTTAATAACCTAATACAAACTTAAATTGTTCTATTCCGTCTGGACTTCTTTGTATACCGGTTCTATTTTCTATTGACGCCAAATATCCAGAAGCAGCCACATATACTGGAAGATCAACTTGCAATAAAGCTCTCGTAGTTCTTGATGAATTTCCAGAAATTTGACCGTTTAATGTTGGAGTTCCGCTTATATTTATCACATAAACCTGGTTGGTTGAGGTATTAAAACTTAATACTGTTCCAACAAAAGTTGTTGTTCCAGAAGTATCTGTTTGATATATGAGTTCGTCATTTTGAAATACTCCTGCACCAGGAGAAACAGTCAAACTTGTTGATACTCGATATGTTGATCCATTTGCAGGATTAGTAGATGAATTTTTATCAACCGGATTAACCATTAACCCTATTTGATGATACATTATGTCTGTAGGAATCTGTGGAACTCCACCAATACGTTCATCGCCACTAAATTCGGCACACAACATTACATGACTGCAACCTAATTCAGATATTGGATCGTAACCGTGACCTGAAACGGGAGAAACGGGAGCTATTGCGATAGCCCCAGCACCGTTTGCTGATTGTATTACGACATTAGCATAACTGTAATTTGAACCAGTATAATTTATAGTAATGTCTGTAATCATACCTGTTGTATTATTTACTGATGCTGTACCATTTGCACCGGTACCATCACCTGTAACAGTAATATAAACAGGAGCATTAGAAGTGTTATAACCAGAACCTCCGTAAACAACATTAATTACTTCAACATCTCCAATACCTGCAGCAGTTGTTAGTGGGTTTGGAGTGTTTTGTCCAACAGGAACCGGAATCCAGTTTGAATCCATAAACTTAACTTTTGCACCTGTGTCAACAGTAAACATATATTTCCACTTGTAACCATCGGTACCGGTGTATATTTTATTTGTATTGTATGAACCTGGTTGGAATTTAGGTTCGTCAGTTGACGGCGTACCAACATATACTCCATCGACCAAAGATGAATTGTTGAACAGACATTTAAATACTTGGTCGTACCTATTTTTTACATAGAAATTTAATATTAAAAATCCATTACTATCGGTTGCAAACATATCAATATTATCTTGATAAAAATCATAAGTAGAACCGAATGTCCAATCAATTCTTTGAATTACTGGAGAAATATAATCTGAAGTAATTAGTTTAGCCGCAAAAATTTTATTATAAAATGATTTTATATATTGCTGGTCTTGAGTAGGTTGTGGAGGATTATTTTCATCGTCCCAAGGATCATTCTTTGCCAAAACACAATAGACCGAAGAAAGTGGAATTGCATAATTTGGTGGAACAACCGTATTAGGAGCATAGTAGACCTGTTCTACTGAACCAACTTTGGCGCCATAAGTTAATAGTGATTTAAATGTCATGATTTATTTATTAAGCGTGTGTGACAGCTACGAAAGTATTTTGCAAAGTACCATCAATACTCATATATCTTGCCAAAATAGTTGATGTTCCTGGTATTGCATATGTGGTTGAGTTTGTGGTTGAGTTTGTAGCAGAAATGCCATGAGTGAATGTTTGATTCGTACCTGCAGTATTTGTAATCCATGCCACAACTTCTTTGCCAGCAGTTAAATTGGATAAAGTCACAGCTAAACCGGTTGCAGTTTGAGCACGAACCAATGAATTATTGGCCACATCAATTGTAATAGCGGTTTGAACACTTGGATATACCAATGGAGTATAAACGAATCCTTTTTGTGGAATTACATAACCGGAAAATGATACTGAATCCGCATTAAATGTAGCAATTTTTTGAATTGTATTTGATCCATTTGAAGTATTCCAAAATTGAATTGCGGTACCACGATTTGTATCACTAAAGTTTTCAGAAGCAACAAAATCAATTTTAGTTGGACTTGATGAAGCAAATTGTGTTCCTGTCCAACCATTGCCTACTACACGAAGCAACACATCGTTATTTTGTGATGGCTGTGGATTATCAGCAGAACCCCTAGCCATACGACCAACATATACAGGATAAGTATTTTGGCCAAAACTATCCATTACTAATCTGGTGGCACTATTAGCCCTACCAGTAATTTGCAACATGTAATAAGAATTGGATGGTTGAACAACTGAGAAGTTGTTACTGCCGGTTATTCTTACCATTGCGGTGTTTGAACTAAATGTTGAGTTGTTCATACTTACAAAACCCAACATTGTTGTGATACCACTAATAACAACATTTCCTATTAAATTACTTGTGCCGTTAGAAGTTAAACTTGTTGTTGAAACTGATCCACTTAGTGATATAATATTTCCAGTAACAGTTAAACTACCAGCAAATGTTCCTGATGTATTCTGTAACGCAGTATTTGCAGTATTCCATGCGGATTGAATATTAGTATTTTGGGCTAAATTTACACCAAAAAGATATGAGATATTGGCATTAGCGGTGTTTAATCCGTTTTGTAAATATACAGTATTAGCTACAGAGGAACCAGCCGTGGTTTGTACGGTACCGTCAGAGAAAGTAATAAATGATTGGGTATTTAATACCAAACCAGTTGAAGTCATTCTAGCAACAATGTTTGCTGATTGACCACCACCAGCGATAAATTTTATTTGCGCATTTGAAGATGTTGTACCAATAATTAAGTTACCATAAGGCTGGCCTGCTGTACCTTGAGTATACAAATAACCATCATTTGGTCTAACTGCGGTACCAATATTATTATATTCTGAACCTGGTTGATAATTTTTATTAACCCAACCCATATCAATAAAGTTAGTCGAATCAGAACCACCAGAACCAACGTTAGCGGTTACAACAATATCAGCAGAACCACCATCATTAGTGTTAACAAGGTTAGTTTGAATATAAGATTCCCCATTTAATGAAAACTGAGCAATTGTATTAGGTAAATTTTGCTGGTTTGTACCAACGTTTAAAATGTTGTTAGCAAACAATTGTTGTGATAATATAGTGGCAGTAAATTTACCTGTAATACCTGAAGGAATATCAACACCTAGAAATAAAGTATTCGAGGTATTAGCCGCAATTGAAGGCAACGGAGCTAATTGTGAAATTTTTATAGTGGACATTCTTTACTTACCCCAATAGGATTATGTTATTATCTTCTGTTGTTAATACTTTGTCATCTTCTGTTGACAATTGTGGAATATATTGTACACCCAATGGACCAAATATTTTAACGGATCCATCACTTATATTATTATAAGTTCTTCTTACTGACATAAAACCATTAGCATTTGCCGTCAAACTAGGTGTAAATGATAATGTATTGTTTGCGTAATTAATACTTGTAACGGTTAATATTGGGTTATTAGCAATATTAATTGTATCACCAACATATACAATATCCATCAAAGGATACCTTGTATTACTGTAATTCCCATTATTAATAATATCATAGGAACCAGTCAATGATGATATATTTATAATGCTGTTTCCACTTCTACCACTAATATATGCAACATTTGCAAAAGTTAACCAAGTGTTCTCTTTTAGTGTGACAGTATTAGCCGCATTATTAATTGCAATAACTTCCGAACGGATTGCAGGACCATTTGTAGGAGTTATTTCTAAAATACTATTAGCAACGCCAGGTACACCAGTTGTTATAATGGTATTTAAAGGTATACTGCCTAAAGTGTTAAATTGTACAATATTATTACTCATGTTAGTAAAGTCAGTTACTATACTAACAGAACTTCCTGGAGTACCGGTATAATCTTGTAATAGTAGACCAGTTTGTAATGCTTCAACATATGATGTATTATATTGTAAATTTGCACTCATTTTATATCTACCAAGAACTTTCATTCCTGATGGATGTAATAAGTTTAATAATATATCTCTGTACTTAGAAATCTCTTTTTCTACTGTAATTTCATAAGTGAAGTTATTGTAATCTTCATTTTGTAATACATCATAACCACTTGGTTGACCAGAAGTGGTTAAATATTGACCTTCACCTATCATCAATCCATTTAAGAATGTGGCGGTACCTTTTGCAGATCCGTCACCATAAGTTATAACTCCATTTTTATATCCAGAATAAACAAGTCCATTCATGTTTAAAACAATATTCTTGTTATTAACTTTTACTGGTAAAAGTGGATTTGGAGTTGAAGTGTAATTATAAGTTCTTAGGTTGTATAAAGATTGTGTGGGATCAATGTTTTTATTTAATTGTGAAACAGAATCAACATAAGCAATATAACTTGCAGTATTGGTATTTGCTCCTTGGTATACTATATCGCCTTTTTGTGGCACAGAAGAAACGCTTACATTTGACACCAAAACATCTTGAACTTTAAAGGAAACATTTGGTGCCGCAACATAATCTTCACCTGGATTCAATATGTTAATTGTTATAATTGATCCTACTGTAGGTTGTGGAATAGCTTGAAGTGTTGTACCAGAACCTAATATTGAAGTTACAACTAATGAAGCATTGGCCGCTTGAGTATTTGAAGAAGTAATCGTTAGTGTAGGTAATCCAGAACCATAACCCATGCCACCTAAAGGATGAGTTTGTTTAGTGTTTGCGGCTGAATAAACATATGAAACATTTGAAATACCACCATTAGCATATACTCCAACAACATTGGCATAAGCACCGTAACCACTACCACCTAAAATATTAATAGTATCGTTTACTCTATAACCTTTACCTGGATTTACAATTTGTATCGGAGCCAAAATGCCAAGAGAAGATAAATTTGCAGTACCAACATCTGTTGTAATTAAAGATTGTGCAGAAACATTAGGTGCTGCAGTGATTCCGGAACCAGCATTATCAAGAATAATTGAACCTATTGGATAAGTTGTAAGGCTAATAAAACTAAATGCGTTTGCTAAAGTTGTATTTGAATTTGCATTATAGTTTGCAGCAAACCTGTAAGGACTCCCGGTCCAGTTAGGCGAATTTGGACCAGACAAACCTTCAGGATCTCGTGTGTTGGCACCAACGGAATATGCAGTACCTCCAAAATATACGTTACCAATATATTCATTCCATTTTAATGAAATTGAATCGGTCGGAATTAAACCTAAAGTGGCAGTTTTTTGTGGATCAGGATTGATGGAAACAAGGTGTGCTTTTGGATAAGGATTTACACCGACTTGATCTATTAAAATAACTGTGTTGGGGTAAGATTGAAAACCATACCCTCCGTTTACTACGGTTATTCGTTCAAGTCCACCAGTTTGAGTTGTTGAAACTTCAGCGGTAGCACCAATACCTGTAGTACTATTCAAACCACCATAAACAATTACGGGATCGCCGGCTTCATAATAAAGACCTCTATTTTTAGGATCAATTTTAATTTGGCTAATCTGGCCTACAATTTTTCCTCGAATAGGATTACCATTTGAGTCTAAAATATTTTGATTATTTGAATCTACAACACGAACAATTTCACCGGACTGGAAAAGCCTTTCAATATTTGAAATAAAAATTTCAACTTTATTTCCAGCTATTACAGAGGTTTCAACTGTTGCTATTGATTTTGATGTTTCGCCAATTATTCTAAGATTTGATATATTTAAAAATGCCTCATTAGTTTGTCCAGTTTGAACATCAACAACTTTTAAACTTTTAGGTACATACCATTTGCCGTCAGAGGCTTTTAATACGGCATCCTTTGTGTAGAAAATATCTACATCTGAGTTAAATAATATTCTAAACAAAAATTGATAAGAAGCGGGAGTGCCTTTAGATTCATATAATTGTCGAGCAACTTTAACTGCCTGAGCTTTACTAATTAATGCGTCTTTAGGAAAATAAGGCAAAAAATCATTGGTAAAATAATCAATAAATTGCGATGTCGTTTGATCAATGTCATCATAACTTAATAAATTTTTGGTACCTTGAGTAACCCCACCTTCTTGTTCCATCCATTCATAATATGCTTGAAAGAATATAACAAAATTAGCATAGTCAGGATTGTCCCGAATAAATTCAGGAAGTTGAGATGATACTAATAATGAAGTTTTATTATTGCCGTATATCATGAATTTTTGGCTGTTACATTTACAGTAATTGCAGTTGTATCATATGGATCAATTGTAATAATTCTATTGAAATAAGATGATATAATTGTTGTGGAAGGGTTAGCAGTAATTGATAATTGCCCCAACGCACTCTCGGAAGAAACTTGTAATGGATTGAAATCTTTGATAGTAACAATACCATTCAGATAATCAATAGTACCTATATTTGAATTGATTATTGTTTTTATATTATTTTTATTATAATAATATAACCTTAAAGTTCCATATTGTGAAATTACAGTTGCAATTGCAGCACCTAATTGGCCAGGATTTGTATCTCTAGGATCCGGAGTAATCTGTACAACCGCATTAGTATAATTTGAACCAACAGAAGTAATAACTATTTGACTAATAGTGCCGGTGGAATTAATTGAAGCTATTGCTGTTGCTCCTGTTCCATCACCCAAAATTGTAATAATTGGTGCATATAGATATCCAAAACCTGGATTGGTGACCGAAATGGATTCAACTCCTCCAACCGCCGATGGCACTTCTTCAATGTAAACTCCATCAATTGTATTGGTTGGATTTGAAGGATCGACATATTGTATGGAAGGGAAACTATTAACTCCACTTAAAAACATTCCTTTATTAAGACCTACTCCGTAATTCAAAGTATAAGTTTCTGATGCTCCTAATATTGGATAAAATTTCTTTTGTACTTGAACTGATATTTCATTTGTAATGATAGACGGATCAGAATTTTGAATTGTTAAAGTCAACTCTGGTACAGAAAATGTTGAATTAAAAGTATTTAATGTTGATTGTCCAAAATTAGTAATAGCTGTAGAAATAATTGACTGAATTTGAGCAGCCGTGTAAGCCGTTTTCTTTGGATCATATAAAACATTAACATTCAATTTAAGGTAAGTATAATCGGGGTCAACTATATTTGGTTCAACAGTCATTACCGAAATAGGCTTAATAACTTCTTGTAACAATCTTTGTTTTTGTGTTTGAGTAAACAAATATGACCCAGCTGGTTTTAAACAAATGAATACTTGGCCATAAACTGGTGGATTATTTTCTTGGCCACCCCAAACATTAACTGCATCAAAAGAATAACCTAATTGATTTTGTTGTACCACCGTAATGTAATCTTCTTTTGTGACTGCACGGCCTTGAGCCGCATAACTTTTTGGTGCTTGAAATTTAATTGAATCTATAGATTCTTTATTTCCACCTTGAGAAGCAGCGAATACAGGATAAATTGTATTATTTGAATAACCAGATATTGGTTGCATTAAAACAAAATTGTTTGCTCCGGCAGAAGAAGTACCATTTGTAACAACATACGATACATTGACTATAGCACCATCAGGCAATTTTTTTCCTAATACTCCATCACCAAAATAAATTTCATATTGGCCATTTAAACTTTCTTGTAAAAAATAAACCAAAGAATTTGAATTTAAAGTTAAATAACCAGATGCTAGTGTATAATTATCTGTGGCAGAACTAGAAGAAGATTGTTGAACACTAACCTTTAAACTGGTAGTATCAACATTTGTTTCCGGTATAGTGAAAAGATATTTTGGATTTGTGGCGCTATCAACAGTAAATCTCATTGATGCAGATAAACCTTGTTTGATTTGTATATTTTGAAAAAGAGCCGTACCAGTATTATCAACAGTAACAGTTGTTGAATCTGTAGTGACAAAATTATAGTTTACGCCGTCAATAGCTTCAGATAGAAATTTTGTATACGCCGGTAAAGTTAATGATGGTACTTTTACCTGATTAACTTTTAAATTAATTATTGCTGATGGAGCAATTGAAGATTTTGGTACATAGTCCAATAGTTTGGCGTGAGAAACTACTGAACTTCTTTTTAACGCAGAATCCAAAAACATCTCATTAGACACCATGTTAAGGTAATAAGCATTATACTGTGTATTGTATGCCAGTATGTCTAAAAGAGTTGAAAGTGCAGAACCTTCATAATTATAATCTTTTAGTGTATCTTGTCCTTGCAAATATTTTTTTAGATTGGATTTAATATTATTAAAATCCAAATCTGTAATTTGAATATTAGAATTAGCTCCTGCCATTTTATCTATTTCTCTCTAATATAAGTGATACCGTTGTTGGTAATGTTGCATTTTGTATGTAAAAACTTAAAGTTACATTATAAGCATTTTTGTCTGGCGATGCGTTTACAATAACTTCTTTTAAAGATGCCCTAGGTTCATAATTTTGTATAATGTTACTTATTTCAGTTTCAATGCTAGAAGCAGTTAGTGGGGAAAAATTTTCAAATAACAAAGCATCCAAATTTGAACCAATTTCTGGATTAAAAGGCTTTTCGTAGTGTTTTAAGGACAACAAATTTCTAATTGACCTTATTACTGCTTTCTCGTCATAACTTAAAGCAACATCTTTCACCACAGGTCGTTTGCTGAAAGTGAAATCTATGTCCGAATATATGTTTATTAATTTTGCCATCTTCTATTTATCAGAGTTCTAGGAGTAAAATTGCTTTTTGGACTCCTGAATCTGCAAGGAGAATTTTTGGAGCCGGAACGCAAATTTTTGAATTTTCCATTTGGTTTAACCACCTACAAATACGTTACCTGAACCTTGTGCCATGCAATCTCCATCTGCAATTGAATCACCTATTCTGGCAGGCGCTTTTCCTTCAAAAAATACAGAAGAACTACCAGAAACAATCTTTCTTAACCCTCCTGCGTGTACTTCACGGCCACAAGCGTGCGGAGCGAGTTGGGAACCTAAAAGAGCTGCTGGTATACCATTAATGTATACAGTTTGTGTCACATTTGATATAATAGGAGTCGGCGGAAAACAAGCGTGTCCGGCAGATATATCTCCTAATCTAGATTGTGCTGGCATCAAATGTACCTCAATAATTTTATTCTACCCGTATCATAATTGTATTCTACGGTTTTAGTAATTTGTGAAAAAGAAATGTTTGTTGTTATTGTAAAAATTACATCAATTGTGGCTGCTCTAGGCGCTTGATAATTAAATACTTGTTTACCAGTAGGAATTAAATCAAAAGAATTTGTTGTAACCAAAGTTTCTATTTTATCTGAACTTCCTTTTGTAATATACTGTATAATTGATGAGGGAAACAAATTTAAAGAAAAAGCACCATAAATTGTTACACTTCCTGTCGTAAACGTGTTTGAAAATTTAAATACATTTGTAAGTGGATCATAATTAGAAGTAACAGAAATTACATTAGCCGGATAGGCAGTCCCCATATCATCAATTTCTTGAACAAGTATTGTATCAGAAAATTGTGTTTCTACATATACAGTAGATAATGTTGCCGGAGTTAATGTTGACATTTAATTTAAATCAATTCTTGCAGCCAAAACTTTAAAGTTTCCTCCGCAGTTAATATTGTAATTACTTCCAATTTTTGAATTTAAACTACCGGATACATTTAAATTTGCATTACCTCCAACATTTATGTTTGAATTACCATCCGTTTTTAATGTGCTATCTCCTTTAACGTAGACACCAGCATTACCATCAACCGTGATATTACATTGACCTTTAACATGAACATTATTATCTTTAATATAAATTTCATAGTTGTCGCCTTGTACTTTGGTGACTTTACTTCCGTCTGGCGCAATTTCAAAAAATGTATTTGTTTTATGATTTAGGTGTATTCTTTCAGCACCCGGAGTATCGTCTAACTCAAAAACATGACCCGCCATCGTTTCGGTGACATTATTATAAGGAGGTTGTGTATTATATTGTGATTTTGGTTCACTCCAAGAACCTCCAGAAGCAGTTGCAACACCAGTATCTAAATTGCTATTATGCACTCCAATTGGTGTTTGATCTATCTTTTCATTGCGATATAAACGACTTGTTGTGGGTTCACCTATAGGGTAATGATCACCTTCTGAAAATCCTCCTGTTGTTGGTCCGTTCTGTGGTATACCAGGAAATATTGCTAACATAACAGGTGCTTGTGATGAAGCCCCATCAGAAAAGAATCCAAAAACATAATCACCTTTGATTGGAGTAGAAGATACCCATCCAGAATTAGGCGAATAACCAGGTAAAGCCCATGATAAGTCACCCGTAGGAATTTCTTGTGTATTGTCTGAATGATGTCCAAATATCCTAACTTGACATCTTCCAAGATTTAATGGATCATCACGGGACTCTACAACTCCCATCCACCAGTTAAAACCATCTTTTCCTAAGAAATTTTCCATTATTCAGACACACTCTCTTTGAAATCAGAGTTGTTGACATTTTGATATTTGTTATCAGCACTATCTTTGGCAATTTCTAAAATTGTTTGATAAGTTCCATTCATTGGTTGAATAACATGACGAACAGCTGTCACCAAATATTTACCAGAATAGAACTTATCTAAATCTTTTTTGGTTGTGCTTGGTTTAATTGTCATCAAGTTAAATTCAATTACTTTTCCAGCAGTAAGACCAGGATCGCCAGGTACCGCCAATTTAACAACATTATAGTTTGCTAAATTAAGTTGTGCTGTTCTTTGTGGTACATAGGTTTCTGCAAAAATATCTTTGGCAAAACCTGCTTCTTTTTGTTTCATGTAAGGTATATTGCCTTCACCAGCATTACTTGTTAAAAGCTTAGTAACTGCTTCGGCAGCTTGATTCAAAGTATCTCCAAATCGATTTTCAAGATTGTTTATAATACCATCAGGATTTAACGATTTTGCTTGATCTTTAAATTTATTATAATCAAAATCAGTTGTTTTGTATGTTCGTGTTGTTGGGTCTAAAGTAATTAAACGATTGGCAAAAGAACCAGAAGCAACATCTTTTACAATATCAAAAGATTTATTA